AGTACACACTGGAGATAAAGATGTTGTCCCTCTAAAGCTTGGAACTTTTGAAGACGATAACGATTACGAAATAATAGACAATGAGGGATACTATAATGAAACTTACTACTAAAAACTGTATAGAATGTGGGGTAGTACTTGAAACGCCTGTTAACTGGTGGTCTTCTTTTGTAGGGAAGAAACACTATAAGTGTATAGACTGTTACGACATACGCAGAACAGAGAATACAATTAAGAGAAAGTACAAAGAAGGAGTACAGCCAAGTCCAAAGCTCTTAGCTAAGCTACTTGGGCGTAGACACAGAGCAGAGTACAACAGTATCTTAGGAGGCTACGTCTATATTATCTCAAACCCTGCATGGAAAGGTTGGTTCAAAGTTGGTATGGCTGTTGACGCAAAGGACAGGTGTTCTACGTATCAGACTTCATCACCCTTTAGAGATTATAAGGTTTCTTATTCTAAATACTTTGAAGATAGGCGCGAGGCTGAGAAACTAGCACATGCTGAGCTAAAAGAAAACAAGATTGAACACGCTAACGAGTGGTTTAAGACGGACTTAAAGACTATAAAAACTATAATTAAAAACATAAAAGGTAAACAGCATGAAGCTTAATACTTTAGTACCTGACATCTATAGTCACTTAGAAAAACTATCAGAGGGTGAGCCTTTACCCCTGACTGATGCCGACATAGACAGAGCCGTACAAGGTATGACAGAGGCTCTACGTTCTTGGGCAACTCCTCGCAAACGAGATACTAACTTCACTGTACGCATGTCTAACGTAGGCAAGCCCTCACGCCAGTTGTGGTATGAGAAGCGTGACCCTCAAGGGCGTGGCGGTATTGATGGGCCAACACAGATTAAGTTTCTATACGGCCACTTGCTTGAAGAGATTGTGTTGATGCTAGTACGCATGGCAGGTCACGAAGTAACAGACGAGCAGAAAGAAGTTACAGTTGACGGCATCGTAGGCCACATGGATTGCAAGATCAACGGTGAAGTAGTCGATGTTAAGACAGCCTCTCGCTTTGCGTTCAACAAGTTCAAGGAAGGACGCTTAGCTCAAGATGATCCGTTCGGTTACTTGGGTCAGCTTGCAGGGTATGAGGCGGCAGAGGGTACAGAGAACGGTGGCTTCTTGGTGTTGAACAAAGAGAGCGGTGAGTTGTGCATGTATGTCCCTGATGATCTTGACAAGCCTAACATCCGATCATCTATTGGTATTCTTTTACCTGCACTAGAGCTTGACACGCCACCTGCATTGTGTTATACTCCCATCCCTGACGGTAAGAAAGGAAACATGAAACTACCGAAGGGGTGTAACTGGTGTAAGTATAAGTTTAAATGTTATGCAGATTCTAATGATGGTAAAGGTCTACGAACCTTTAAATACTCCAATGGACGAACATACTTAACAGAGGTTGTAGTCGAACCTAAAGTAGAGGAACTACTATGAACGGAAGGAAAGCTAAGCGAATACGAGCGCACTCAAGTACTATATTTGTAGAGTGGTTTAAGACTTTAGTCACTGAAGAAGAAGGCCAGAAGATAAACACTAAAAACTATACAAACTATATGCCTGAGCAGACACACTTTATGGCTCACCGTACCATGCACCGCAACGCCTATCATCCTAAGTGGATAGGCAACAAGATACTGCGAGTGCTTAAAGCTAACCCTAAACGTGAAATAGAAAGTATTACTCTTGGAGAGATCAATTGAGTATTGAAGAGATGATCATTGCTACAGGAAGTTACTTGTACAATGCGGGTGGCTTTACTAATTCTATTATAGATATAGAAGAAGATTTTCTTCACGACCTACAGATGTTAATAGAGGCAGAGCTAGAACGCAGAGAGGCAACCATCCATTGAAAAAGGTTAGGAAAGGTTTCCGCAAACCAAGAGCCGTTCGCCCAGTAGGAAAGGATCTTGTGCAAGGGTATGATTCTAACTGGGAGTATCAGTTACATACAGGAATCCTAGATGTCTGGAGCTTCCACACAGAAAAGGTTCCGTACACAATTAACCATCACTACTACCCAGACTTTATCAAATATATTGAAGGTAAGAAAATTCTACTTGAGTCTAAAGGAAGGTTCTGGGACTACGCTGAGTTCAGTAAGTATATCTGGATAAGCAAAGCATTACCGGAAGACACTGAGCTAGTGTTTCTTTTTGCCAACCCAAGTGCGCCAATGCCACAGGCTAAACGTAGAAAGGACGGCACTAAAAGAAGCCACGGTGAATGGGCAAGTGCTAACAACTTCAGATGGTTCAGCGAAGAGAGCATCCCTGATAGTTGGATTAACCCAAAGAAGAGGGAGAGTTTTGACTGACATTAGCCGTAAAGACGAAAGGCGCGATAGGTTTTTAAGGAAGAAGAAGTTTAAGAAGATTAACTCTGCTTCTAAATTAAAAGATACTAAGCGCAAAGAACCTAAACTTAATTTAAATGAAGAGATCGCACATGAACCGATTAAATGACGCAACACCATCAGATTGGGATAGAGTACGTAAAGAACATCCTGCTATTGATAAAAGCACAATAGACCATCAGCCCTACATTGACATGGCTATGAAAGAAGCACATGCATATTCACACGACGAAGCTATACGCACAGCTTTAAAAGATCTTGCAACTAAAATGCCTTCGCTTGAAGATGTAGTCAACAAGCCAAAGCATTACAATACTGGTAATATAGAATGCATTGAAGCCATTGAAGAGTCTATGTCTTCGGTAGCTTTCAAGGGCTACCTCAAGGGTAACTGTATGAAATACCTTTGGCGCTATGATTACAAAGGCAAGCAGGTAGAAGACTTACAAAAAGCTATGTGGTATCTAGCATTATTAACAGACAAAGTAACCAAGGAGAACAATTAATGGATCAGTATCAACAGTTTATACACAAGAGCCGCTATGCACGTTGGATGCCAGAGCATAGCCGTAGAGAAACGTGGGCAGAAACAGTCTTTCGCTACGTGCAGTTCTGGAGAGATCGTGAGCAGATTACAGTCAAGGAAGGACAAGAGTTGTATGACGCTATCTTTAACCTAGAAGTCATGCCCTCTATGCGATGTATGATGACAGCAGGTGTAGCACTGGACAAAGACAACGTAGCAGGATTTAACTGTAGTTACCTACACATTGATTCTCCGCGATCCTTTGACGAGTTGATGTATGTTCTTATGTGTGGTACAGGTGTAGGCTTTAGTGTTGAGCGTAACTTTATCAACAAGCTTCCAGAAGTTGCTGAGAGTTTCCACGATACTGACAGCGTTATCATGGTGAGCGACAGCAAGATTGGTTGGGCATCAGCCTTCCGCGAGTTGATTGCTATGCTCTATGCAGGTAAGATTCCTAAGTGGGATGTTAGTCGAGTGCGCGGTGCAGGTGAGAGACTAAAGACCTTTGGTGGTCGAGCATCTGGCCCTGATCCTTTAGTAGACTTGTTTAACTTTTGTATTATAGTGTTCCAGAAAGCATCAGGACGTAAGCTAACCTCCATTGAGTGTCACGACATTGTGTGTAAGATTGCAGACATCGTAGTCGTAGGTGGTGTTAGACGATCAGCACTCATTAGCCTATCTAATCTTTCAGATCAACGTATGGCTAAAGCTAAGTCAGGTGATTGGTGGAGACATGAAGGTCAACGTGCATTGGCTAACAACAGCGTAGCGTACACAGAGAAGCCTGACTTCTCCGCTTTCTTGTCTGAGATGCAGACTATGTATGAGAGTAAGGCAGGTGAGCGTGGTATCTTTAGCCGTGTAGCGGCACAGAAGATTGCGGCTAGGAACGGTAGGCGTGACGCTGATCAAGACTTCGGGACAAATCCCTGTTCGGAGATAATTTTACGATCTAACCAGTTTTGCAACCTTAGTGAGATTGTTGTCCGGTCAAGTGATAACCTTGAAAGTCTTAAAAAGAAATGTCGTATTGCGGCTATCATCGGTACTCTTCAAGCAACACTTACTGACTTCCGTTACTTGCGTAATGTGTGGAAGAAGAACACAGAAGAAGAAGCATTGCTTGGTGTGAGCATGACAGGCATTATGGATCATAGCGTTATTGGAAAATCTACAGATAAGACAGCCGAATGGCTAGAGGAAATAAAAAATGTGGCTATTAAAACTAATGAGGAATGGGCTAAGAAGCTTGGAATTAATCAGTCTACAGCTATTACTGCTGTTAAGCCAAGCGGTACTGTATCTCAGCTTGTTGATAGTGCCTCTGGTATTCACCCTCGTTTTTCTAAGTACTATGTCAGAAGAGTACGCTCAGACAAAAAAGATCCACTTGCAGTCTTTATGGAAGACAAAGGATTCCCAGTAGAGCAGGATGTTATGTCACCCTCTTCATCTGTCTTTAGCTTCCCTGTGAAAGCGCCTAAAGGTAGCGTGACAGTAAAAGAAGTAGGCGCTATGCAACAGCTAGAACTTTGGAAAGCTTATCAGAATCACTGGTGTGAGCATAAACCAAGCATCACTGTATACTATACTGACAGCGAGTTCTTGCAAGTAGCTCAGTGGATATGGGACAACTTTGATCTTTGTAGCGGTATTAGTTTGTTGCCAGTTAGTGACCATGTTTATCAGCAAGCTCCGTATGAAGACATAGATGCTACTAGATATAAAGAACTTCTAGCGTCCATGCCTAAGGGGGTTGATTGGCAAGACCTTGGAAACTTTGAAATGGAGGATAACACCACAGGTTCTCAAGAGTTAGCGTGTGTGGGTGGAGCGTGTGAAATTGTCTAACAAAAGAGAAGCCAACATCTTAGGCTTTAGAATACTGGTGAATGATCGGGGGCATGTCGTTACAGAAATGAGCGGCATCCCCGAAAAGGATCTTCATCTAGCGTTCAAGGATGATGAATTGTTAATGATAAGAAACATTGTACAACTTACGAAACAAAAACTAGAACCGCTCCACAAGTATTTAGAAGATGAACTAAATGCCTTGAATCATGGAGCGGGTTAACCCATAAAGATGTTGCCCATTATGCAGAAACAACATATTAAATTAATTATAACTAAGGTTGTTCTTATGATTGCTACGTTATCAGCTTCGGAATCTGTGTCCCCCACTCTTTCGCCTAGACTCAAGGCCCACAGCTTCCAAAACTTTTTCATAGTTAATCACTTTAAGTTATTTCTTTGACTTAGCACCCGAACATTTCCAACGCTTGCGTGACAAGTTGTTGGGGGTGTTCGGATCGTTTTGTTTCTTTTTAGATAGTCCTTTCTTTATGCCTAAACTTCTGGCGCAGTAACTATCTCCTTTCGATGTACCTGCCCTAACTCTAGAGCCACCATCTTTTGCTTTCCCTGCTTGACCATAGCTAACCTTCTTGCCACTGGCCGTTATCTTTACTTTAGCTTTACCTTTTCTGGGAGTTGCCATATCTAGACCCTATATTTTTTAGTTTTGGCCGCAATTTTCTTGGGCTGTTTACTGTGTTGTTTACCTTGAGCAGTATCTTTCTTTTTCTTTTTGGTTGTTGCCGCATACTGTGCAGGTGTCAAAGCCTTTATAGCTTTCTTAGGTAAGTATCTCTCACCTGTTTTAGCACTAGGCTTGCCAGACTTTGTAGTCCACTCTTGTTTTGTCCAAGCCTTCAAAGACTTCTGAGGTTTCTTTAGCGACACTTGTGCGTACCTTTTGCTTTCATCTTAGATTTTTTAGACAAGTCCTTCAAATGAAATAACTTTACACTTGTCTTAGTGTGAGACTTGTTAGTGTGTAAAGTTCCGTCAGCCATCTTGTGACTAGAACCTTTATGCTCTGTGCCATCTTTCTTATAATGTTTAACACCTTTCATTTGTAACCTCCTCCTGCTTCTTTGTATTGCTTGGCAAGCATCTGAGCTTTTCGTGCGCTCCACTGTCCTGCTTTGCCGCCCTTAGTTCCTGCTGTTATTTTGTTAAACAATCTTTTACGCATTGTAGGCTTGGTGTAGTTACCTGCCTCGTTGACTTTTGATTTTTTCTTAGCCGCCATTACTTGCTCCTTGCTACTGCTTTTGTTTTCTCTACTGTACGCATGGCTCCAAGACCTAACATGCCCATGAGTACACTTGTAAGCAATGAGCTATCTACAGGCGGGACAGTAAACCAAATACCTAAGATGGGTGCTAAGATTGTAGAATACATTAAAGCGAATCCGCAGATCCATCCAATAGCAGGTCGCCATCCAGAGACGAACAGGCTTTTGTGTGCGGCCTCAACTGCGTTAACAGCCAGTTGACCCTTGGCTAACTCTTGAGCGTGACGTTCTGCCATTGTGCTTATCTCGTGAGCTAGGGCATTGGCTTGATCTTTATCAACAATAAATTTGTCTAATAATCCTGCTACTGGGCCTATCAATTTATCTAACATTAGTATTGCCTCATTTTATATAGTGTATACTTTTAGCTTTTCTGCTTTTCCTTTAGCCTCAATCGGCGACAGTGGCTTTAGCTTAATACTAGATCCTTTCCTAGTGCTAAACCCTATCAACACATCTACACCTGCCGCCTTAGTACCTGACTCAAGCCTAGCCGCAATGTTTACTGCGTCACCGATAGCAGTGTAATCAAACCTTTGCTCTGATCCCATGTTACCTATGATTGCCTCGCCGCTGTTAATACCTATCCCAATCTGGATGGGCGGTAATCCCTTGGCCGCAAACTCTACGTTCAACTCTTCCATATTTATTGCTATTTGTTTAGCACACTCTATGGCTTTGTCTTCGTGGCCTTCTAAGTCTAGTGGCGCTCCGAAGATAGCCATCATCGCGTCTCCGATGTATTTATCTACTGTGCCTGAAAATTTTGAAACCGCTGATTGTTGGGCCGTCAAAGCTCTGTTCATAATGTAGGTTACTTCTTCTGGGGTTACGCTCTCTGATAGGGCTGTGAAACCTCTTACATCTGTGAACAAGAACGTACAGTACCTCTTCTCGCCCCCAAGCTTTAGTAACTCTGGGTTATCTTGCAAGCGTTTGACCTGTCGTGGGTCTAGGTAATGCTCAAATTGCTTCTTGATCTGTTGCCGTAGTTTGTACTGTTCTTTGTAGTTGAGGTAGAATGTTGTTGAAGCTACTACAAACTCAGAGATCAGCGGCCATGTAACATCAATCAGTATTCCGTTTCGTATCAGGTAAACTCCTAGCAGTGCAGTACTAGACATGACACCTACAGATAGAATTAAACCTGCATAGACTCCTAAGTAATTAAGAGCTAGAAAAACTAAGAACACCCCTACTAAAAAAACCACTGCCTCACAAAACACAGCGATAGGCGGGATAGCGGGCATACGTTTATTGGAGGCGTGTAGTACAGTTTCAACTAACGCCGCCTGTATCTGGTGCGGATACAACAGCCCTTTAGGAGTAGCAACCTGCGGAAGTATCCCCTTAGCGGTGGTTCCTACTATCACCATCTTTCCTTCTACATCCATCTTATCTAGGGTAGTGCTGTCTGCCTCTACCCAGTTTACCCATACTCTGCCGTATCTGTCTGTGGGTATAGGGTTTAACTGCTTGACGCGCACCTCTTGTATTCCACTGACGCTAGTTTTAATAACGTAGGTGTTTGTTCCTGTAACCGCCTTGAGTAACTGCGTACCGAAGCTTGCCATCCAACCGTCTGGACTTCTCATTAGTAGCGGCATACGTCTGACTAAGTTATCTACATCCACTGGCGCTGATACTATCCCTTGCAACGATACGTCTCTAAGGACTTTAATGTTTTGCGTAACTCCTGTAGCTTCTATGCCGCCAACGTCATCACCTAGTATCACTGTGCCTTCTGTTTGAGGTATTTCTTTATAGCCCTCAGTTTCAAACATAGCAATTACTGAAGGATAATACGACAAAGCTCTTGCAAAAATACCATCACCGCCAAACCTGTCTGGCTCACTGAAGACTGCAACCCATGCAACAGACGCGGCCCCTGCATTCAGTAGGTCTACGTGGATCTCAGCCAACCTTTCTCTGGGAAACGGCCAACCACCCTCGTTATGTATATCTTCTTCTGTCAAGTTGAGCAGGACTATATTTCCTGTAGGCTCCTCAGTCTTAACAAGGGCATCAAAGGTTCTGAGCTTTATAACCTCAACCAGTGTGGGCTGATATACTAAGGCCGCAAACAGAAGCGCAACAACAAGCCCTATAATTATTTTCTTCATTATCCTTCCTGCGTAATCCTAATTACAGAATCACCTCCGTTGATCTTCACAGTATTAGAGATCCCATCTTGAATCAGTATCACTGTGTAGCCCCCTGTAGTGTCTAAATCTAATCGCGTGTACTCACTTACGTTTCTAATCAGGCTTATTATCTGTCCTGTTATAAGAGCAGTTATCTGTGTCTCAGGGTCTGTACCTAAAGATGTTCCTGATATAGTTACGCCTGAAACCTGTGCTAAACCATCCTTCTCTTCTTGTACAGCCAACACATCTAATATGTTTAACAAGTCTTCAAGGTAATTAACATCTAGAAAATTTATATCTAGCTCAGTAAACTCAAGGCTGTCATCTTCTAAAAAGTCTTCGTCTAGGTAGTCTATGTCTAGCTCATTAAAGTCTAGGATGTTTGCTGTCTTTGCAACTCTTTCTTCAGCTACTACCGCTTCCTCTTTTGGGGGTGTAACAATAAGCATGTTATCAATAAAGTCTAGAGTTAAGTCTAGTATTACAGGCTTAGAGGGCGCTGACTCAAACACCGACACCGTTGTTGCTTGGTAGGGCTTGTTCAACAACACACTGCCTGTAGCGGTCAACACTTCTATCTCTCCGCTTGATACACCAAACTTATTGGGCAAGAGTATAATCAGACTGCGGCCTAATTCGTCTACTGTGGCCGTGAAGTCCGTGCCGCGAATTGCAATATCTGCCGTAGGAGTTCTTAACTTTATATTTTTTTTATCTATCTGGCCTAGCTTACCGCTTATAAACCGTGCAGTTCCTAGTCCAAACGTAAGAGCCATCTTAGACTTGCTTGGGTCAGGATCATATATGTACTTATCTATTGTTAGCTGTGAATGCTCTGTAAGCTTTACAACTGAGTCATCAAGAAACGTAATAGCCATCCTGCCATTCGCGGTTACTGCTTGATCGTTGGTCTGAACGGAAAACTTTAAGTCTGCGACAAGGGGTGCTTGTTCTCTTTTAATTTGTGCGTATCCAGATACCTCAGACACACCACCAATCTTAGCAAGAGAGGCTTGTACCTTGATCGTTTTGAATGACACACACAGTACCGCCAGAACCAGTAGAAAGTATTTTAAGCCAGTCATTATCTTGGGTACTCAGTTGTTGTATATTAAATGTTCGGCTACCTCCTGTTTGATCAAGATAGAAATAACCTCCTGCGCTTGCAGTCACACCTGTACCTGTATATGTTAACGTGTTATCAGAACCATCAATGTCTATGTACTGGGTAGCACCATCAATATTTATTGAAGAGGTAATGGTGTTGTTTGAACCTTGTATAATCCAATCAAGATCAAGGGTTGCCGCTAAAGCAGTAGTGCCTTGATTGAGTGTCATTGTGTTGCTTGCCCCCGTGACTGAAACATTTTGATTTGAACTATTAGCCCCGTAAGTATTGGTTGGATCTACTTGGATTGTAAAAAGATTGCTTGAGCCTACAAAATTATATAGCC